GACGCGCTCGGGCTTCAGTCCAGTGATCACCGCGACGAGGTTGTCGCGACCGAGCAGAGGCAGAAGCTCGCGAGCGATGCTCTCCACGGGCTCGCCCGACGCCATGGCCTGCTCCAGCACCGGAGCAAACTGGAGGATCATTTCCGGCGGGATCACCGTCGGCACCGATCCCGGCGGCGCCTGCATGATGGCCGGCTCGGGCGCGGCCTGCTGTAGCTGCGGGGGCGCAGCGGGCGGACCGCCTTGCGGCTGGTACGTCTGCGGCTGGTACGTCTGCGGGGGCGGGGGCGGCTGGTAGGCCGGCGACGGCTGCGCGTACGTCTGCTCCGGCGGCGGCGCGTAGCCCTGCGGAGGCGGCTGGTAGGCCGGCGGCGCGTAGCCCTGCGGAGGCGGCTGGTAGGCCGGCGTCTGGAACGCCTGCGGCTGCGGGGGCGGCGTGTGCATCCCGAACTGATCGAACGCGGCGCGCGGCTGCGGAGCGCCGGGGTCCAGCGGGCCAGAGGCGTCCTCCGTGCCGAACCGGAGCGGGCTCGGCTGGAACACGTTGCCGTCGCGGCCACGCAGCGGCGGCGGCAGTCCCCCCATCGGTGCAACGCCGGCCATCTGCCGGGCCATGCTGTTCTGCGCGCCGACCTGCATCGCCTGGTACTGCATCGCCTGCACCTGCTCGGGGCTCGGCCCCGGCGAAGCGCGCAGCTTGCTTACCGTCTCGCCCGCTGACTGGACAATCTCGGGCAGCTTCTGGACGAGGTCCATACCGATGCGACCGAGCATGTCCTTCCAGTCCTTCGGCGGCTCCGGTCCCTCGGGCGCGCCGTTCGACGGACCCCACCCGAGCGCAGCGGCCGCTTCCTGCGCGCGCTCGATGTGCTTGCCAATGTCCTTGTTCTCCTCCGCCTCTTTCCGCCAGCGCTCCGCCTCGGCCGTGAGGCGCGTGATTTCCTGGCCCACGGTGGTGACACGGTTCTCCAGCATGTCCTTCTGACCGGCGAGCCGCGTCTCGTACGTGGTCTGCTGCGACTTCAAATCGCGCTCGTGCTGCCGGCGCTCGTCGTCGAGCCGCGTCTGGTTCTGCGCCCGCTGGTCGTCGAGCGCGCGGCGCATTTCCTCGCGCACCTCCGCGAGGCGCCGCTCCGCCCGCGTCTCGGTTTCCTGCACGCGCGTCTCCGCCTTGCGCTCCGCCTCCTCGGCGCGCCGCTCCGCGCGGTCGATGTTCTCCTTGAGCCGCTCCTCCTGCCGCTTCATTTCGTCGCGGTTCTGGCGGTCGAGTCGCTCCGCTTCGTTCCGCGCCTGCTCGGTGCGCCGCGTCGTCTCGTCGCGGTAGTCGTCCTGCACGCGCTTCAATTCCGAGGCGTGCTTCTCCTGAATCCGCTGCACCTCGGTGGTGTGGCTCTGCATGAGCCGCTGGATTTCCTGACGCGCTTGGTCCAGCGCCTCCTTGGCCGCCTTGGCTTCCGCCTGCGCGCCCTTGGCGTCCGCCTGCGCCGCGGCGAGCGCGGGAGCGGACGCCGACTCGCTCGGCTTCAGCACCGCCGCCATCTTCGCGAACCCGTCCACCATCTGCGCCGCGTCGGTCGGTCGGTTCCGATCACGCTCCTCACGCTCGCGCGACTCGCGCTGCACCTGCTCGGCACGGGCCTCGGCGCGACGCTTTTCGTCCTCGGCGCGCTCCGCTTGCGCCTCCGCCTGACGCGCGCGCTGCTCGGCCTGGCGCTCCAGGGCCTTCACGCTTTCGATGCTGTTCCGGTGCACCACGTCCAGCATCGGCCCGAGCGACGCGCTCATGCCGGCGCGCTCCTCGCGCACCTCTCGCTCTTTCGCTTCCTCGCGAGCACGCATCTTCTCCTCGTGCTCTAGCTGGACCTCCAACATGCGAGCGTCGGCGGTCGTGGTTGGCCGCATCGCTGACCCCTGAGAGAAACCTGGCTGGATGTAACGCATGTCGTCGCCTTCGCTTTCGTTTTCACTTTCGTCGTCGTGAAGCACCGCCGCTTGGAGGTTTGGCGGATACACCGAGGGTGAGATTTCGACCTTCACCGGGGGTGACAGCGCCTTGTGGCGCATCCGTCCAGTGCGCGGGTCCATGACGCCGCCTCGCTTCGGTGGTCCGTAGAGCACCAGCGTGTAGTCGCCGCCCCCGTAGTGGCCAACGAAATCACGGTCGGTCATGTAGCGCTGGATGGGGCGCTGCGTGCCCTTGCAGATCACGCCACCGAACTGCTGCGGCGCGCGGCGGATCACCTCGATGTAGTATTGGCCGTCGCCGATCGTTGGGCACTGGTTCATCAGGTCGGCCAGGTTCTTCGGCGGCTGCACGCCGGCCAAGTCCTCGACCTCCCCACCGCTCGACGCGATCATGCCCTCGTTCAGGTGCGGCTCGTCCTCCGGCGGGGGCAACGGGTCGGAGCCCAAGGTGTAGAGCCGCGTCTCGCGCGCCACCTGCTCAATGGGCGGAGGCTCGGGTTCCCCGCGACGCCGCGCCACGTCCTCGATGCTGCGAATCGGAGTCACCCGGGCGCGCCCGTTCGACCGCTCGGGGGGCTCTGGCTCCTCGTCCGGGTCCGTCTCCTCGTCCGACTCCGCGACGGCACGCGGCGGAGCCGCTGCCGCGCGCGCGGCCTGCGCTTCACGCACCTCCGCGGAAGTCGTGGGCACCAGTCCGTTCAGCTTGCGCTCCGCTCGCCGCGCAGCAAGCGCGGCCTGGCCCTTCGCCAGTGCCGCGCGCTGCGCGTCGTTCATCGGGCGCTTCGGCTTCGGCTCCTTCGGCGAACCGTCGCCGGGCTCAACGGCGCTCACTGCTTGGTGCCAGCGGCGGGACTTTCTCCATCCTCGCCGTCCCCGTCATCGTCGTCGTCGTCGTCCTCGTCCCCCTCCCCGTCGTCCTCGTCCTCCTCGACGGTGATTTCGGCGATGCGCGCCAACGCCTTGTCCACCTCACCAAGCTCCGCCTCGACCTGGACCCTCTCGTCGCCCGCGACGCGATCCTTCGACCCGTCGAGCAGGCTGCGGTAGGCGAGCAACCGCTGCGTGAGTAGCGCGGCGTCCTCCGGCCGGAGCATCGAGTCCGCCGCGCCGGCAGCCTCCATCAGCAAAGGCTCGACCTCCGTGTGCAGGTACTCGCGCAGCGCGACCGTCTCCTTGAACGAAAGCATCGCGTAGTCCCTGAGCAGAGGCATCACCGTCTCGGCGACCTCCTGCATGATCGTCGCGGGCGTCGCTCCGCTCAGCTTCGCCTGTCGGGTCAAGCGCGCGGTGTGCGCTTCGATTTCCACCAGCACCGCGTTCAGTCTCTCCAGATTGTCGGCCATCGTTCAGGTTCCTTTCGTCGTCGTCTGGGCGCCAAGCGCCACGTCTACATCGAAGTCGTCAGTGACCTCGTTGTTCTTCCGCTCTTGCTGCGTAGCGAGCGTGCGCTCGTCGAACGCATCGATCAGCGCTTGCTCGTTGCCGAACACCGGGCTGCGTAGCTCGCACGCCAGGATCTGCTGATTGCCCAGGTCGAGAAACTCGCCCTCGTCGGTCCGGCGCGCCGTGCAGAGGCGCACCGCGAGCGAGCGGTCTAGCTCCTCGGGGAAAGGCACAAGCTGACGCGCGTAGTGCTGGCACTGCGGCCGGAGCGGCTCGACCTCGACGCGGATCGTGCGACGCCAGAACGCGAAGCCTACCTCGCGCTCCACGAACCACGACCCGTCGGGGCTTCGCTGCACCTCGCTCGGCTTGAAGCGATTGAGCACGACGCCCCACTCGTCGCGCTCGACGAAGCTGGAGCAGTCGCTCATGCAAACGAAGCGCGACGGATCCAGGTCGGGTGCCTGCGCATCCTTCCACGCCTGCGACACGATCGGCTTGGGGAGCCCGTCGGTGGGATCCATGCCCATCGGAGTCGGCTCGTTCTTGAACGCCTGGTAGAGCGCGTCGGTGATGCGTGGTCCCTCGACCTCATGGCGCACCGCGGAGGCCGCGCCCGGCCCCTCTCTGTTCGTCGTCATCGGGTCGGAGGGTAAGTCCTTCCCGTCCTGCTATCAACCCCCCGGCTGCAACCGCTATGCGACAGGGGTAGGGGCGGGCTGGTTTTGATAGGGGGCCACGTGGTTCTCTCGAAACTCGTCCGCGACGATCTGGATGGTCGGGTTCAGCCGCGGCTCGGGGCGCGGCGGCGCTTTACCGGTCGCCTGGTGGTACTGCGCCGCCAGGGCCTGGTACTGGCGGGCGAGGCTCTCGATTTCGGTGAGCATCATCGCTTGCGCGTTGCCGTGCTCGGCCCCGGTGCGGACCAGGAGTCGCCGGCTCTCCGTGGCCTCGGTCACGCACCCGTCGATCTTGGCAAAATACTCGCGCGCCTTCCGCGCCTGCTCGTCTCGCTCGGATCGCGCGCGCTCCGTCTCCCCGCGCTGGTGCGCCAGGTCTTGCTCCAGCCCGGCGAGCGCGGCGGCAAGCTGGTCGAGCGACGCGAGCGCCGCGGTCCCGTGGTAGCTCACGCGGTAGCGACGCACGAACACTCCCAGGGCGACGCCGAGACAGAGCGACACGAGCGCCAGCACGATCGGGTGAGACAGCATAGCTGCCAAGTATCAGTCGGCGAGCGCGGGGCGCAAGGGCGGTCAGCGGTTCGCGTACTTCTCGACGAGGCGCGAGAGGCCGAGCGCGGCCTTTAGCTGGTCACGCTCCGTGTGGATGCTCGACGCTTTCCGTCGCTCGCCGAGCACCCGCTGCTTCTCTTTCAGACGCCACTGGCGCATGTAGACCGCGTGGCACGGCCGGCACTGCCTGCCGGGACGGCAATCTGGGCATCGTTGCACGTGCAAACCTCCTACTGTCAGATACTTAGCTCTCCTACCTGCGTGAAATGCTACCAGCCACCGCTGCCGCCGTGGCGAACAAAATGCGCCGGTCGCGCACCACGGCTGGTCCGGCCACCGCCGCGCGGAGACAGGGCGCCAGGCCCTTCACGTTCTCGATGCCGAGCGCCGCGTAGAGCGCCGCTACGTCGTGCAGGTCGATGACCTCGACCTTGAACGCCTGCCCGAGCGCCATCAGACCGAGGCGGATCACGGCCACGTGCTCCGGCGGTTCCGACGACTCCGCCTGCGGCCCGAGCACCATCACGGCGGGCGGGTTCCGTTGGAGCACCACGTCGAGAATCAGCCGATGGGAATGGATGCGGCGGGCCGCGTCGATGGCGTCGCGAACCGTGATGCCACGGCCGGCGTGGAGCACGTCGCTGTCCAAAAGCTCCGCCCGCGGGGCACCGTTGAAGTGCAGCACCGAGTATCCGAGGGCGCGCAGCCCCGGCGCGATTCCGAGCGCTATCACGTGTTCGGGGAGGCAACGTACACGCAGGCGCAGGAGCGCGCAACCCGGGGGGCCGGACGGTCAGCCCGCGGCGGCCTTCTCCGCGGCGCGCAGCCGCTTCTCGATCTGCTTCAGGCGATCGTTCAGTGCGTACGCGGAAGTGCTCGTACCGGCTAGCTGATTCACCATCGCCTCGCGCCAGTGCCACGTCGCCTCGGCGACCGCTTCCTGCTTCGGGCGCGTGCTGTGGCTCCACCGGTAGCACGCCTCAAAGCCCCCCACGCCCACGCACTCGCCCCAAGCGCGCGTCACGTCCACCGGCTCCGGTGCTGTGAGCTTCGCCGCCTCGCGGGTGGCCGCCTCGCGGGCGACGACCAGATCCGCGACGTGCTCCCGCTCCGCCGTGAGCCGCGCGATGGTCCCCGCCTTCGATGCGAGCTTGCGCGCGACCTCCGGCCCGAGCCCCATGCAACCGGTGCCGACGATCAGCGTCGTGCCGTCGGGCGCCTCGACGTAGGCGTGCACCTCGTGGAGCCGTCCGCAGCGGTCGCACTCGCGCGCGTTGCCACTGCCAGGGATCGGCGCCCACTTGCCGTCCGCGATTTCCTCGTACTCGCGGGTGTCGATGACCTTCAGGATCTTCACCGTCGGCTCCGTGCGGCTGACTCCAGCTTCCGGCGCAGCGGCGGACCGATGCGGCGACCGGTAAACTCCGTTCCGTCCGGCAGGCGGAAGATCGGCGTAACGATCTTCCGCACCTGTCGCTTCCCGTCGCGCAGCGTCACCTCCATCGCACCCGACTCAAAGCTCACCTCGATGGGCACCGGTGCCCACGGTGAGCGACGCCGCTCCCGACTCACCCGCCGCCTCCGACCACGTCCGTCAGCAACGTGAGCGACGGCGCGTCCCACACCTGGACCACGCTTTCCTCCGTCAGGGGGCGGTACGTGCGATGCGTGAACACCGTCTCGTACTTCACGTCCCTCGCGTCATCAATGCCCTCGACCTCGTCGCACTCCAAACCAAACAGGTCGCGAGCAGCGCTCTCGCATCCCTGGAACAGGTCGGGGTACACGAAGCCGTCAAACCCAAGACGGCGCGCAACGGTCTGCACCGTTTTGGAATCGAAGAACACGTAGGCGTCGGCGGACAGGCGCTCCGCGACTTTAATGTCGATCCCGACCACCTTGTCGTCCCAACCGTACTGCGCAGCCTCATCGCGCAGGTCGAGAATGTAGGACGCCGTGCCGGTTAGCGAGAACGGTTCGTCGTGCTCGTCAAGCGGCTCACCATCCTCGTCCACGACGACGTAGCTAAACTCGCCCCCGGGCGCCTTCCCGTAGATCCGGTTGTGCAGGTAGTTGAACACCTTGCGCACCTCCTCGCCGGTGATGCCTTCGGGCTTGCCGTAGTGCAGCGCGCGCATCACGTCGGCTACGTCCATGTACGTCTCACGGATCACGAGCGGGTGATGCAGCGCCAGGTGCGCCGCGTGCACGGTGGACGTGTCGATGAAGTGCGCCTCGCGCCGTTCGCGCGATGACGCCCACGGGTCACCTGGCACCGCCGACCAGATCAGGGCCACCGCAATCGCGTCGGTCCACGACTGGGCACCGCGCACGCCGCCAAGTTCTCGGCGCTGCGTGCCGCGGTAGTAGAGCTTCTCCGGGTCCACCGCCTAACCCCACTCCCTGCGCACCGTAGTCGTGTGACGAAACTCACCCGAGCCCTTTCGGATCACGAACCACGCGAGCGGAATGGCAGCAAGCACAGCCAGGAACGCGAGCCACTTCGGTGGACCCGAAAGGGAGCGACCTTCGGCGCGAGCGCGGTCCGCTTCGCGGAGGATGCGCTGCGCGTACGCGGTAAGCTTCGCGCTTTCCGCGGCGTCGGCCGGCGTCTGCCCCGGCGACGGGGGCGTGCTCGCTACCACACCGAGGTAGAGCCGCGCGTCCCTCTCCAGTTGGTCGAGGTTCCAGCTTTCGATGCCCTGCGCGTTCAAGCGCAACCGGTGAATCGCGTGCCAGAATTCAACCGAGGACGCGGGCACGGTTGCGCCAGCGGGATCCGCGCCGATGGAGGAGTAGAACATCAGCCGTACCGGCGGCGCCGCACCGGCTGCCGACGTGCCCAGCCGCTCACCGCCTGCGACCCGCCCGGCTGCGCGTTGCTCGCGAGGAGCGGGATCGGCATCCCCGGTTCCTTCGACGCGATCGGGAGCGCGCCGCCGTGCTCTTGGTGACCGGGCGACACGAACGGCAAAAGGCCCGTGAGCACACCGAGCACCGAGTACACGCCGATCGCCGGCAGGCTCATGGAGCGCTCCGACTCCGGCTCGTACATGACCAGCGCCATTTCGCCGAGCCCGAGGATCGCGCTCAGCGTGAGCGCAGTCGGCATGTCGATCTTCTTCCCGCGGCCCACCGCGAGGAAGCCGTTCGCGATTCCGACACCCATCGCGAAGCTGTACGGGTGATTGACCAGATCCTTGAACGTGATGGCCATGCGAGTCTCCTACTGCGCGTCGGGGGGGCTTGCGGTCACCGGCAGCGCAGCCGCCGCCATGTCGCGAACGCGAGCGTAGTTCCGTGCGTTGTAACCCATGGTGGTGAGTCCGAACAGAGCGAGCACGGCGCCACCGAACCCGCCCGCCTTCACGCCGCCCCAGATCATCAGCGGCCCGATGACCACCACGTCCAGCAGTCGCACCCGCTGGCTTTTCATCGTCGCGAGCGGATCGGGCACGCACGTGGCGGGGGTGCCCACGTCGAACGCGACCGTGATGGGGACGCTCACGCGCATGACGCTACTTTCGCGTCCCGTCCGGCGGCGTCTGGTCGCCCCAGAGCGCGGCTATGTGCTGATCGATCGCGGTGTCCACCGCCTTGACCTGATCGTCCACCGGCCCGAGCGCTGCGAGTAGCGCATCGTGCGGGATGCCCTTCTTGGCCGCCCATGCCGTGACTAGCTTGCGGACCTCGTCCACGAGGTGCGGCGCTTCGGTGGCGAGAAACTGGAGAAGCGAGGCAACGAACGCGAGCGGCATGTCAGCGTGCTCCCTTGGCCTGCTCGATGGCGGCGACCGCGCCCTGCTCCGCTGTCGCGAGGGCGAGCGCGACGCGGCTCACGTCGGCGATAGCCTGCTTACCCTGCTCGTACGCGCTGATCGCAGTGACCAGCGCCGTGTGCGCAGCCGTCGCAGCGTCGATGGCCTCCCAGACCGGCTTCCACTTCGCGCGGACGGCGAGCACCGCGGCCTCCGCTTGCTCGCGTGTGCCGTTCTGCGCCTTGACCAGATCAACCGCGGCGATCTGCTCGGCGCGGTACAAGGCCAAGGCGCCCGTCTCCGCGGTCTGCACCACGAGGCGGGTCGTGTTCGCGGTGACCGTCGCACCGTTCAGGGCGACCTGCTCGGCGCTCGCGCCGCATCCCGAGAGGGCGACACTGGCCACGGCGACGGCAAGAGCGAGACGGATGCGGGGCAGCACGTCGGACACGGTACGAGGCGTCCCATGGGCCGTCAAGAAATCGGCATCGGGTGCCTCCGTGCCCGCCCGCCCGCACGCTCAACACCGGGGAAAGGGGGACAACGGCGGAGCGTGCGGGCGGGCCAACCCGAGGAGGACGGGTGCATGACTACCCGACGCCCGCAGTCTACGTCGCCTGGAGCGCCTCGTCAAAGTCATCGAACTGCTCCATGTCCACGCCCCCGACGCGCTCGTAGAACCGCATGGTCGATCCGCGGAACTGCATTTCGATCGTGTCGAGCGGGCCGTTGCGCTGCTTGGCGATGATTAGCTCCGCCTGCCCGGACTCCACTTCCTTGTCGTACATGTCCGGCCGGTAGATGAACCACACGCTGTCCGCGTCCTGCTCGATGTTGCCCGACTCGCGGAGCGACGAGAGTTTCGGGCGGTGGTCCTTGCCCTGCTTCTCGGTGTCGCGGTTCAACTGCGAGAGCGCGATGACTGGCACTTGCAGATCCTTCGCAAGCTGCTTCAGGCCGCGCGTGATGGTTCCGATTTCTTGCTCGCGCGAGTCGCCGCGCTCGCGCGTACCGCGCATCAACTGGAGGTAGTCCACGCAGATCAGACCGAGGTGCTTGCACGGCACGCCCATGCGCTCTGCGGCCAGGTCACGTTGCAGCTTCCGAGCACGAGCGCGTAGCTCCATCAGCGCGAGGCCCGCCGTGTCATCGATCCAGAGCGGCATCTGCGCCAGGTCGAGCACCGCTTGCCGTAGCTCCGCGCGCTGCTCGACCTTCAGGACGTTGCGCCGCACGTCACCCGTGTCGATGCCGCGCTCGGCGCACGCGAGGCGCATCGCGATCTGCTCCTTCGGCATTTCGAGAGAGAACACGGCGACCGCTTCGTCGCCTTTCCGCGCGACGTGCGCCGCCACGTTCATCACGAGGCTGCTCTTACCGTGACCGGGGCGCGCCGCGATGATCGTGAGGTCGCCTTTGTGCAGGCCCGCCGTCGCCTTGTCCAGTCGCGAGAACCCAGTGGAGATACCCGAGCCGGTCAGACCGAGCCGTTGCGCCTCCTCCATCCGATCCACTTCGGCGGCCACCACCGTGCCCACGCGGGCGAACGCCGACACGGCGCCACTCGAACCTAGCTCGGCGAGTGAAGCCTCGGCGTTCTGCACTAGCTCGCGGGCTGGCATCGGGGTGTCGTACGCCTCGGCAGCGAACGTCTGGCACTGCGCGATTAGCTGTCGCTTCTGCCATGCGTCGCGGACGATCTCGGCGTAGGTCGCGACGTTCGCGACCGCGGGCACCGAGTCCATGATCTGCGCGATGTACGGCGTGCCACCGATCTGCGCGAGCCGATCCTGTGCCTTGAGCCACGTCGAGACGGTGATCACGTCCACCGGCTGGCTCGCCTCGTGGAGCGCCGCGACGGCCTCGAAGATCCGTCGGTTCGCGTCGGAGTAAAAATGCTGCACCTGCACGATGCCCGCGACCACCTCGTAGTCGTCTGGCTTCAGTAGGCTGGCACTGAGCACCGCCCCCTCGGCGTCCAGGTTGTGCGGCGGCACTCTGCCTTGCGCCGGGCGGAGCGGAACCGGAGCGGATGTGCTTTTCACACCAGGCTGCATGACGGCGACTTCCCCAGCGTGGTGATCGTGGTGAACGTGCCGACCAGATCGGCTAGGCTCCCGTGCGTGGTGATCAACGTCGCGCGCTGCCGGTTCCATCGCTGGTAGAGCACGTCCTCGATGCGCTCTTTCAGCCACGCCTCTTTGGCGAGCTTGCCGGTGTCGAGGTTGTCGAGCACGAGCAGGTCGGTGCGGCGCAGACGGTCGGTCGGATCTTCGTCGTCGGAGTCGAACTTGTACCCCTTCATCGCGACCCGTAGCTCGTTCATGTCGGAGTACCAGAACCGCTTGCGCGGCATGGTCCGCGGGACACCGCGCAGCATCGCGCAGGCGAGGTGCGTCTTGCCGCTCGCGTGCGGGCCGCAGAGCACGAGCCAGGGATCGCCGCCCCCCTGGACCGCCTCAAAGAAATCGCCGACCGCATCGAACGCTGCCTGCTGTGCGTCGCTCTCGGTCGTGAACGCGCTCAGCCTGGCGCTGCGGTAGCGCTCGGGCACGTCGGCCAGCCCCAGGCGCTGCCCGAGTCGCCACTCGCGGTACCGCTCGCAGCGCGCCGCCACCACGCGCTCGCCCTGCCAGACCGGAAGCTGGCCGGGCCGCACCAGCGAAATCACCTGGGAGCAGGCGGCGCCCGTCGGGGGGCAACCCGCGCACAGGGCCAGCCGCTGCTCGCACTCGGCGTACCAGTCCGTCGCCTCCGCGACGAGCGCCGCTTCAGTCCAGCCCGCGGGGCAGCTTGCGGCGAGCAAGGGGTACCGCTCCCGCAGCAGCGCCTCTGGCCCCCCCGCCTCCCGCGCTGCCGTTCGGAGGCCCTCCCGGTCCGCCTCCAGCCCCACCAGAATTGCCGCCGGGTCCAACCCCGTAACCAACCCCACTCGCTCCATGCCCGCCTCCACTTTCCTGTCCAGTTGGAAGATTTCCTCTACTCATGGAATCCCAAGCCTCGGGAGAGGCTTCGGTAAGGCTTGCGAAAGCCTTAGATCCAGATCCCGATCCCGATTCAGATTTCTCCTCTGAGAGGGAAAGGCTTTCGGAAGGCTTTGCCAAGCCTTCCAGGGTTAGCTGCCCTGGGTTCCGCGGTGAGTCCAGGTCGGCATAGGTGTGCAAATGCACGCCGTTCTGCCTCGCAGCGATGACCGGCCCGAAGGTTCGGTTCCAGGCCCGTTGCATTTCGGCGTTCGCCAGGTTCACTCCGGCCGGCACGGTGTCCAGGTGGGCGACCTTGAGCGCGCAGTCGGGCACGTCCCGCCAGGCCCGGAACCAGCCGACTAGCTGGTTCGGGTTCGTGCACTTGTTGTACTTCGGCGCGTTCGGCACCCTGATGACCCGGGCGACCGCGTCGAAGTACACGTGAGCCTTGCCGTCGTGGTCGGGCATGAGCGCCCGGTTCAGGGCGTGCTCGGTCTGCTCGACCAGGAAGCCGACCGCGTCGGAGAGGGCGATGACGCTCACGCCCTTGACCAGGCCGGGGATCGATGTTCGGACGTTCCCGAACAGGACGAACTTGAACACCTCGCGCGCGTCGCTCGGCAGCGAGCGATACCAGGGGTCGTCCCACATGCGCGGATCGATCAGCCAAGCCATTCAGACTTGCCCCCGACGCGCACGCGCGGAGACGACAGCAGAGACAGCAATACCTTTGCCGTGGATCACGGAGCCCCCCTTCGGTTCAACCGGCAGCAGCGACTTGCGCGCGGAGCTTGCGGGCGTAGGCGCGGATCGCGCGCCGGACCGTGTCGGCCTTGTAGAGCTTCTCGATTTCCGCTGCATCTTCCAGCGCGCGGCGGTCCCCCTCGTCGAGGATGACCATGAGGTGGTACTTGTCGGCGGGTTTGTCGGGCTTCTTTTTCGTCGTCGTCACATCGTCTCCCTGGTTCCGGGCGGGCTATACCGCTACTAAATCGCGCGTAGCACCGTCAACAAGGATCTTTCGGTCTACGGTGCGAGCCCACGTGAGCGATCCCACGCAAGTGTCCGATGCCACGACGGAATCGGCACGCGAGGGGCACGCGAAGAAAAAAATCGGCAGGGCGCAAGCGATTTCGGTTGTGATCCGTGCGCGCGTTTCGGAGCACGGAGAATCCGCTGGATGCGCCGTGATCGGTTGAATTGACAGAGTGATTCTGCTGCGCCCTTGCAGCCGTCGCGGTGGCTTTGCAGGCCGACGCTGAGGTCGCGGCGTGGTTCATCTATCTGAAGCCGCGCCCTTTCAGCCGTCGTGGTGGCTTTGCAGGAGCGGTAGCGCTTGGCCTCGCCGCGTCCGGTACTGGTGCCGCGCCCTTTCAGCCGTCGCGGTGGCTTTGCAGGCGACATGGTGCCCGCCGGCAGCGTCGGCTGGTGCTGGG